TGTTTACAAGCTGCGTAATTCTCTGATGGTTCTGGTCTGGCTTCCTCACTACTTGGTAAATCTCTGGTATTACCATAAACACAACAGGTAGATATATAGTAAAGTAAAGTGTGTGTATCTGAACAAGCCTGTACTACATTTGTAAGACCTCCCATATTTACGTCCATTCCATGTATCGGGTCTGCTTCAAAGAAGTTTAAGTTACTGATAGCAGCCATTAAAAGAACTGCATCATAACCTTTAATAGTGTCTAAAACTTGCTGTCTATTGGTTAAATCAAATTCTGGTAAATCAACAATATCCACAGTATGCCCAGAAGCTCTAAGTCTGTCTATTACTTTAAGGCCGATGAAGCCTTTTCCTATATGTAATATTTTCATAATTATAAGAATTTACCAAACAACTTCCATCTTTTCGTCATAACAATTCCAGTACTTCCAGGTGGAAAAATTATATAGTGCAATATTTTCTTGATTTTTTTAGATAGGCTAAGGTATTTCATTGAATACCAAATATATTTATCTAGTATCCAAATTTTCATATGCCTTCTTCTACCACCTTTCTAAGTCCTTCTTCAAGAGATATTTTTGGTCTAAAGTTGAATATTTCTATTTGATTGTATGTATTTGCTTTTGAGAATTTAACTTCTTTTCTGGCTGGTATATGGGTTATTTTTGTTTTGTGCATTAACTTTGTAAACATATCAGCTAATTTATTAACTGAAACACTTTTACCCGTACCCACATCTAATACCAAATGATCTTGTTTGTTATTTGTTGTTATTGCCAACTGAATAAACCTACAAATATCATCTACATGTATGTAATCTCTGGTTTGTTTACCATCTCCATAAATCTTAATTCCTTTTTTACTTTTAAAACCCTCATAAAAAGCAGGGATAACCGTTCCGTAGGCTTTGTTTTGACCCTTACCATAAACATTCATAAACCTCATACCAACCGACTTAATTTGATCTTTGTGTGTTTCAAATAATGCTTCATCTGTATATTTGCTAACCGAGTAGGGATTAGCGTATGGCTGATAAATTGAGGCTGAAGAAGCATATATTATCTTCTTTATACCAGCCTTTATTGCTGTTTGAATTACAGTTGCAGTACCTAAAATATTATGTGAATAAAGATTAACAGGATCATTCCAACATTGAGCTATTGAAGTCTCCGCTGCTAAGTGAACTACGATATCTACATTCTTCATATAAGAATAAAGCTGTTCTGGATCCCGTATGTCTTGACCCGACTTCAAATCATAACCAATAGCATTATCTAAGACCTCCATCAAATGAGAGCCTATGAAACCACAATTTCCAGTAACTAATATCTTATTTTTCATTATTTTATTCCTTCTACTTTTGCTAATATCAAATAATCTGTTGAGTTTCCGTCTATTGTTTCTTCTTGTTCCCAAGTATCTAGTTTATCAACTGAATAAAGAGTAACCGCTTGGAAGTGTTTAGTCATTAGTTCGTAGAACTCTCCAGCCTTCCAATGCTGTAAATGAAATCCGTGTTTGTTTTCGTTTTCTATTACTTCTTGATTGTTACCATTTGGACAAGTAATAAAACCAATAGCGTCTTTACCCATTAATCTTTTGAACATTCCTAATCCTGTTTCTACATCCGCAAGGTGTTCAATACACTCACTCATAACCAATAACTCAAACTTAGCAAATTCTCTAGTAGGAGGATTTTCTACATCTACCACAGCGAAATCCATATTTGGTCTTTTAAATGCAAGGGTGGCAAACTCAATAGCTTCTTTATTAACATCTACTCCCCAAACAAATCTAGCCTCATGCGAGAGTATATTTGAGCCTATTCCTACCGAACAGCCAATATCAACAATCGTTCTACCACCAGCAAACTCATCTCTAATTTTTTCGTAGAGTTTTAACTGTCTGGCTGGAACAAGAGTTCCAAGTTCATGGAATCTTTTTATCTCACGGTCAAGCCATGATATTTCGTTAGATTTGTTTTGCATTTTGTATTGCTGGTTCTAGCTGATGCTCAAATATCCAATCAACATTGAACTCTCTTCTTACTCTGGTTTGTGCTTTAATGGCTTTGTGTTGTTCGTATTGATCTACAATTAAGGTAGCAATATCTTTATAGTAGGTATCTTCTCCATTAGGAAACTGTGGTTCTGGTGCTACTAAGGAAGAGAATCTAAAGTAAATAGCAGCATCCCTACCGAAATCTTTAAAAGCCGGGAAGTCTTCATTTAAGACCAATATGTTTTTACTAGCCATAGCCTCTAATAAAACGAGTGGACAATTCTCACTAACTGAAGGAAAGATAAATATATTGCTAAGTAAATATAAATCCCGTACCACTTCATGAGGAACACCTTGTTCATACTTGGGATCGTGTAAACTGGTAAATACTAACTCACGTCTTTCCAGCCCATATTGATAGGCAATACCGTACATTCTCTCAATCTCCTGCTTTTCATGTTCTGCGTTAGCGTGTGCATTGGGAACAACTAAAGCTACGCTGAAACCTTTCTGTTTAAGAGAACCCATGATTTTGATAACTTTACTTAGTTGTTTACCTCCACCATCCATTCTGGTAGTTGAAAGTGCATAAACACAAAGAAACTCAGGAGACATTAGATCATTTTTGTCTATTATTTCTTTGGTTATTGGGGAGAAGTTGTGCAGTTCTCTAATATCCATTGGATTAAAGATTGTTCTTACGTTCTTGGGGAGTGTGTGATACATCTCTGCAGCCCTAATGGCATCTGTATAGTTCATGTAGACGATCTTACTGTTATCAGGAAGCGTGTATAGGTTATCCCACACACTTCCATCTAAATTGGCAAATGAAGGCCCTGAATGCATCCAGTGAAGCCACCGTACATTCTGCAACTTGGTCTTAATTGCATTCCTCATTGCAATATTGTAGGGAAGATAACTATTAATAAAGATTATGTCATGTGTAAGCATCACATCTATGTCTTGCATATTATCTTCCATTGCCTTCTGAGCCTTAGCTACATCAGCATCTAAATTCTTTAAGTCTCCTTTACCATAAGGCTCTAATATAAGCTGAGGAAGTATCTTTCTGATTTCTACTCCTTCTGGAACTAAATCATCATCCTTAAAGAAATCTAATACGAATAAAACTGGGGAATAACCATGTTTAACTAAAGCAATCAATTGCTGTCTAACTACACCACAAAGCGAAAAAGAACTATTTAGGTCGCCAAATGTCGTTAAAATACCAATCTTCAGTTTTTTGTTTTCTTCTATCATTTTACTTTAAACTTTTTTAGACAATGTGGACATCTTACTTGTCCAAAATGTCTACTAGCAACAACAATCTCTAAGTTGGAAAGTCTGTTATCATCCCTCATTCCATTTTTGTGATGAACCTGCTCCCACTTTTCGAGTTTTCTTCCCAGTTTCTTTTCCATCAAGATTCGATGTTCCCTCTCATATTTTTCTTTACCAGAATAAACTAAAACATAACCTTCTTTACTTTTACTTTTGCCCCCTTTCCAACTGGGGTGTTTAAAACCAAACATTCCCAATAGGGGTTTATAATTTCGTTTCTTTGCTTTACCACTAAGATTTTCCAACCATGATTTTGACTTCCATATACAGATTCTTGAACAATATTTACCACGCCCTTGTTTTACCCGATATCTTTTAACAAAAAATATTTTCTTACAAGTCAAACAATTACATTTTTCCATTTCAATCTTCTTGTACTAATCCACTACCTACTACCAAACTTCCAAATTTATCCATCTCTGTGTCCATTCTTTTTGCTTGAACTATTGGTATTGGTCTATTTCTAAGTTTTATAAGTCTTTGTTTATTGTCTAATTTTGTTGGTTTTGCTATTTCTACACCTGTTTCTGTCTCTTTTGGCTCATAAGAATCAAGAATAGAGGTATTTTTAGCCTCATCGGCCTCACCAGATCGATTCTGAGGCCCCTCTACCTTAATATCCGATACCTTACTCAGGTCAAACCCGCAACTGGGACAAAAATGTATCATAATATCTCCTTTAAATGTTTGAAACTTAGATGAAGCCCCAAACCCTTACTGTTTTTAAAACTCTGTCCACAATGTCTACAAACCAATTGTCCTGAAACTTCTGGTTTAACATCTTCTACTTTTTCTTCTGTATCCTCTACTACTTCTAATATTTGATTAGTTGCAGTTGGATCTGTCTGTCCATAAATTTTAAGTAGATGATTTGCTACATATTCTGGAAAAGCTTTTGTTTCTCCACTCTTTAAACTCCAAAGCAATGTCTCTCCAGTTGATACTATGTTTCCGTTATCATCAAACCTTACTTGTCCTTCATTTCCCAAGTCTGGTTCAGCCATAGGATACTCTGTTATATCTTTATCACTTACATTTTTTAAAATTGTCATTTTCATATATTCTCACCTACTTTCACATTAACTGTTATATCGCCAATAAATCCATATCTCTCTTTCCAAAAATTATATAATGCTCTTTCTTCTTCATCATCTAAATTAAACTTAACCCCTGCTTTAGCTTTAAAGTAAACATCGTGTCCTCTAAAATTGATCTTTATACTTTTCTTACTGTAATTTTTAAGTATTCTGTACATTTTTCATTCTAGTAAGAATCTCACGCCTTGCCCAAAAAAGCTCATTAGGTTCGACACGCAACTTTCTATCATAATAGTCCTGCATGGTCTGTCTAACTTTATCTGTATCCTCAAAGAAGAACTCTAATTTGGTTGAGTTACCTACAGAATGAATACCCTTAATGGGAAGCCCCAATGTATAAAGAGTAGAAGCCATCTCAAGGTTTGAAGTATTTAATAAGGGCATATCCATTTCAATATACTATAACAATAATACTAAATTAAATTAATGTCAATAGACTCTACCTGAAACTGTTATTGTCACTGGTGCCGCAACTGACGTAATTATCATTAATGCTTTTCCAGATGCTACCTGTAATGATGTATTAATTGAAGTAACACTGTTAGCTGCAACATAAGTTCTATCCATTACTATTGCCCCCGCACTATCTTTTAAAACAACCGACATTGCTGCACTGGCAGAAATTATAATACTGCTAAGATAAATACTTTTAGAAGCTGTGGCTGCCTTTACAACAGATGCGGTACTGGCATTATCATATGTAACACTTGTATTAAATGAATCAGAAGAATAATTACCAAAAGTAACAGGTAAAGGATTACTTGCACTTACTGCTTTGGGACCATTGTTATCAATATAAATTAAGGTATTCATGGTGTGGTTGTACTGGATGTACTTGTACTAGTACTTGTTGAACTTGATGTTGAAGTACTTGTAGTAGTACTAGTTGTTGTACTGGTTGCAAAAGCATCAGCAAGTCTTGCCCAAGTGGCGGTAAAACCAGATGTTGCAGTATTCATATAAAGTCTGTAATCAGTTGTTAAGAGTAAGAGTTCTCCACCTACCCATTCAAGAGAATCTGTAAATTCATTTATTGATCCACCATAGTATTCTGCTGCATTACTTGGGAATGTAGCAGATACTTTTGCATTTGCTCCCTTTGCTCTTAGATTGTCGAATTTGGTCATCATGCTGTTGTTGTTGAACTTGTACTAGTACTAGTTGATGTTGAACTACTTGTGCTTGTACTCGTACTGGTTGTGCTACTTGTTGAACTTGAACTTGATGTCGTTGAACTTGTAGTAGATGAACTAGACGTAGTTGATGTAGTTACAAAAGTATCGTTTGTTTTGTACCAAGTTCCTGCTCCTGTACCAGTTATCGCTGTTTGAATGTAAAGTAATCCATCTACTGTATTGTAAAATAGTTCTCCGCCTTGCCAACCAGTTTCACCTACATCATGACTAGCGGTGAATCCGTAATAAGCCATAGGAGTGCCTGGAACTGCAGCTCCTACTTTGGCTCTACTAGTTGTTACATTGATTGTGTCCAAATTTGTGATACCCATGTTTTATACTGCTGTAAATATATCCTGCCTACGTCTCCAGGTGGCTGTTGCACCACTTGTAGCTGTTTGAATAAAAAGTTTATATTGACCCGAAGCTGAGGCTGATCCGTTAAGAAAAGCCATTTCTCCACCATGCCATTCAATTGAATCTACATCATTTGTTGCAATCCCATAATAGGCTGCGGGGGTAGTTGGAAGAGTAGCACCTATATAACACGCAGACTGTGCTGTATTTAATTCATTGAGTTTTGTAACACCCATACATCTAGTATAACTGATAGAGCAAACTCAACCTAATAATTGCCAACACCATGAGAACCCCATTGACAAACAACCAATAAATTGTTAGTATCAAGTATGTACAAAATAGTCTGCCCATACTGTAAATTGGATTATCTTGTTAATAGAAAAAGGAGAAAATTTTGTTCTGATAATCATGCAAAGTTGTTTTGGAAGAAGAATCACCCTGAAAAAAGACGTGAACAACAAAGAAGAAGGTGGAGAGAATTACATCCAGAAACCTCTATTCTTAAAATATGTGAATATTGTAAAAAGGAATTTACTACAGACACAAAACATAAATATCAGAAATATTGTAATTACAACTGTAGAAATAGGTTTAATTCTACTCCAGAAAAAAGAAAAATATGGAGAAAAAACTATAGAAATAATCATTTGAGTGAGATCAAAGAAAAAGATTTTGAGTATAAATCGAGGGTTAGGTTTGGTGCAATATCAAAGACACTCAATAGAAAAACAGTTGACGAAAGAGACAAAAGAACTTGCCAACTTTGTAAATCAACCAATAAAATTGTAATTCATCACATTAGATATTCAGGCAAACCAGAAGATCTTGTTAGTTTGTGTAGGTCATGCCATGCAAGAATACATAAACTAATCTTAAAGGAACCTTATTGGTACTACTAGAAGTTAATCAGTATAGGAAACCGCCTCACCGGAGCTCCCCCATACCCCACGCCAATCTGCCCAACCGAATCCGAATCTTACTCTTACTTTGTACAAGGCTGCATCTGCATCAAAGTTGAAGTCGTTCTTAAATTCAGGTCGTACTCTCCAGATCCAGTCAATTAGATGATTGGACTTATCCATTAAGAACCAAGCAGTCGTATTAGTTAAGTATCTCCAAGGAATTACCTTGAATACTCCGTCATATACGTTTACATCATTGTTTGCTGTTCCTGGTCTCATTGTGGACTCAGTGATTATTTGAGCTGATTTTCTAAGTTCAATCGGGATAAGCAAGGTATCTGCTTTGAAATTAACTATTTGTCCTTTATCGTTAAGTGCTTTTTCAAGTGCAAGTCTTCCAGTTTCAAGATTAGATTCTGAAAATACTATCTCGGAGCTACTTGCATTAGATTGTGCTGTTCCACCATCTGCACGAGTATGCTTTGTTGAACAAAGTGGAAGTCCATCTCCATAACTGGTGTAACTTGTACTAAAAGCATTATTAAAGACTGAAGCTCCATGATATTCTGTAGTGTAAACTACTGATTTTGCCAATGCTCTTGGCATTTGAGAGATAACATTGTGTTGATCATCCTCAACTAATTCCTGAGATACTTTGAATCCCTTAGTGTACTTTAGATGAGTAATTGTGGTCTTGTACATTGCCAACGGATCTTCATAGTCAAGTGATCCCAATTCTGAAGTCTGAACCATTTTACCGAATCCTGTAGCTCCTGAAAGCTTTTCAGAATCCCTATCTGAAGTCATAATATTGAAGACCATCGGCATAACCTGTGGTTCTTCATCGTAGCGATCAAAAAAGATCTTTCTGAGTGCTGGATCTAGTTCGTCTTGAAAATTTCCTCTTATTGCGCTCATATAATTAGTATAACTGATCTACCAAACTTATGCTGCTCCTGCCGCAATGGTTGTCTGTCCCATTTGGCTAGCAACACATCGGTAAAGTCCTTTGGAAGCATCGGCATCCCCATCTGGGTCTAGTCCGATGCACTGCCATTGTAATGTTCCAATTGTATAACTTTCTCCTGAAGTAACTATCGCATCTGAAGTTGAGTTTACATTAAAGTATTTACCAATATCTGCAATTGTAATCGTAGTATCTGAATCTGCTGAGAAAGCATAATCTCCAAAAGCCGGAATAAACTGAACTTTAAGTCCGACTGTAGTATTAGATGATCCCATTGTCCAAGTATCTGTGGTTCCCGAATCTGGTGCAACTGGAAGCCCGTTTGAAGTTACAACTGATTGAACAACTCCGACAATTTGTTCATTTGCTGTTGCAAGGTCAATGTATCCTGAAGTATTTATTCTAACTACATCTCCAACTGTAAAAACAATTGAGTCTTTACCAACACCTTCCATAAGGGCTGGTGTCTCAGAAGTTCCATGTAAATTTTTTCTAAAAGTAAATCCTGCCATATCTTTTTTTACCTAATATTAATATAACTTGCCTCGCAAGTATTTGCAAGATATGGCTAGGATTATACCGTATTATTGGGATTTCTTTGCTTCTTCAGCTTTTACCTCTGCTGTGCTTTTTCTCGTTTCTTCGTTATCTTTATCAAGATAAATCTTTTTAGCTCCTTCATCATCTACTCCCAATTTTTTATTCCACTCCTTTTGCTTAGGTGTTAATTCTGTTTCTTGTCCAACTTTTTCTGCTGTTCCTGCTGGAAAACTTCCCATTATTCCAGCTTCATTTGTTTTAGCTTGAACAAATCCTTCTAATTTACCCTCTTCTCTTAGTTTTTCAGCATGAGTAGCTAAATAAGCTTTTTCCATACTACTTCTAAGTTGAGTAAGGGGCATTGTTTTAACTCCCCAACCAAAATCATTTAAAAATCCCTCCACTTTTCTACGGGCAGCATTCCTATCTTCCTCTGGAAGACCTGCTATTCCATAATCTTTCTCAAAGGCAGTTACAATTTGTTCTCTTTGAGATGATTTTACCTCTTCTAAACCTTCATTATATTGTTTAGTCTTTGTGCCATCATCAGCAGGAGGATCTTCCTTCTTCGGTTCTTGTTTCGGTTGCTCACCAGTTCCTTCTCCTGGTTCCACCACGCCTGAGAGTTTTGCTCTGAAGGCTTTTGTGAGATTAGCATCGGAAGCAAGAGTGTTAACAACCACAGTCGCTCCTTTAAGGTAATCTTCTGTATCGGAACGAAATTTTGTCATCTCTTCTAACTGGGTTTTTATACCATCAAGTTCTGCTTTGGGAATTTGAACCATTTCCTCTGAAGACTCTTCTTTTTTAACTGTCATTTAAATATCACCACCTTTTATGATCTGGATTCAAGTGATTTGAACTCCCCAGACATTCACATAATAACACTAAAAACTAATAAGTCAAGTTATTTCTTCTTTCCTTTTTTACCACACCTATTTAAAACCATCATTTACCACCTCCCAACCTAACACTTGGCCTCACACCTGGAACATGATAGGTACTCTGTTTATAGAATCCCATATCTTCCAGTTCTTTTGGAGTATATTGTTCTCCCCAATTCCACTCACTGGCATCCCATTTACCCAATTGTCCCATTTTAATCAAATAAGCTGCAGCAAGAGCATTTGTAAGTGGATCTGTTCTATCTTCTGTGGGAAGTACACCATATAAACTTGATTTTGGATCTTTAGCATAGTTTAAGACATCTTTCCAGGTACTATTAGTAAACTGATAAAGTCCTGTTGGATTTATGTCTGGAGCATCTTTATTTACCTTTTTAGGATCAAGGCTGCTTTCAGTAAAACCTAAATCCAACATTAAATCCAATGGGACTTGAAACTTATTGGCTGCAGATGCAATTGCACCATAAACTGGTTCTGCCACCTTTTTAGTCTCAGGTTTTCTTCCGTATCCTGTATAAGTTTGGGGTTTAGGCGTAGCTGTATAATTTGCTATTCTACTTGTAGCTGGTGCTTGATATTGTTCAACTGGAGAAGTAAGGGTTGATTTATGATTAGACCAATCTCCTACTCTAATTGTTTCTGTTTTTCCGAATCCGATTCCACCCAGTAGTTTTTGAAGTAGATCATTCAGCATCGTGTTCTAATTTCTTACCACTATTCTCTACTGCCTTGATAAGTTCTTTTAAAGAAAGAGCCTGACCTGCAAACTCCGCATGACGAACAGATAAATAATGCGCATCTGTCTCGAGTAATTTAAATGAAACAGACTTCAAATGAGAAATATAACGCACAATCCATCTTTTAAGAATAGACCACTCAACTGATTCCTTTAAACGAAGTAAAACCTCCAATTCCTCAGTACTTGTTCTTACTTTTTCTGGACGATCTAGAACCTTTCTTTTCATACT